TGTTGGAACAGCGTCATCAGAATTCCCTGCCATTGTACCATCTAGTGAAAATTCATTAATATATGTACCGTTTATTAATGTTACTTTACCAGAAGCACTAACACTCAATGCTGGGTCGGGATCACCATCACTAGCAACCAATTCAGAATGCCTATGTAATGCATCTGCAATTGAATTATCAGTTAGAGTATTTAATTCAGTACCAGTTGCTGATGTATCCGAATGTGAAGCAACATTATGTGATTCGGCATGGCGGGCATTAGTGTTTTCACTTATACCATCATGATCATGGAGAGTGGTATCTCCACCTCCAGTTAACTCTTCTATATTTGCTCCGGTAGCATCAACAATATCTGAATGGGAAACAATAGCGTGACTTTCAGCATGAACTTCACCATCAACATAAGCCTTAACAGCTTTCTCAGTTGGTAGGGCATCATCACTATCACCAGTAAGTGCACCATCAGTTGAGAATTCATTGACTCCAGTGCCACTTCCCAATGTTATCTTTCCAGCAGCACCTACAGTTAGTGCTTGGTCAGGTGCACCATCAGAAGCAGATAACTCAGAGTGCCTGTGCAACGTATCAGCCATAGAGTTGTCAGTTAAGGTGTTTAACTCAGTACCCGTACCTGTTGTATCATTATGACTCACAACAGAGTGAGCTGCGGCATGGTGTGCATCACCTACAGCAGTATGAGTTGTAATAGCGGCTTTAACAGCTTTTTCAGTTGGTACAGCATTATCGCTATTACCAGCTAGAGTACCATCTGTTGAAAACTCATCCACTCCGGTTCCACTTAAAAGAGACGCTTTCCCATCTGCTGCTATACTCAGAGCAGGATCAGGAGAACCATCGGATGCTGACAACTCACTATGCCTATGTTTAGCATCAACCATGGAGTTATCAGTGAGGGAGTCTAACTCTGCGCCTGTGGCGGAGGTGTCACCGTGATCTGCTATATCGTGAGCAGATGCATCTATATCTCCACCTTCACCCTCTTCTCCATCGTGTAGGTGCAATGGAACAGTCCCGGTATTACCAGAACTCTGTTCACCGTACCACACACGAAGTAACTTATCTGTTAAATCATCACCACTAGCATTCATAATCACTGTTGTATCAGGACTAGAATAACTACTACTGGCAATAGTACCATACTTATACCCATCAGATCCACAGTTAGCTTTGACCCTTCTATCGGTACTGAACTCTGTTGTCTTATCCCCCACAAGCGTAAATGTAGTAACACTCACATATGTAGCTGTAAAACCTTCCATAACAATTTCCTTTTAAGGGGCTATTGGGAATGAACCTTCTCGTTTTAAAATCTTACCATACAAATGCATCTGTCCCATATTATACTTAGCAGACTTACATACACTGGAATCCATATTCTTAGCCTTCCAAGCAACATAAGCATCACCCGTAGGTTCAGTTCCCGGTTCCTCTGTACCATCACTGTTTCTTAAAAATACATTTCTTAAAAATGCCATGCTGTCCTCCTATTATTCAGCTAAACTATCTGTTTCAGTATCCCATGCAGGAACAACTATCTCCAACATAACATCTGTGATACCATCATCTACAGCAGCATCTAACACTCTCGCATAAATATACCCATCTGCTGTGAGAGCGACAGGGCCATCATCATCTACAGTATCAAAACGAATCCACGTATCTGTACCACTATCTATCGCAATAGCATCGTCAATCTGATTACCACCTGCGGAAGTACCAAGATCCAACGAAGCTGCACCATCAGTAGCAACAGTAGCTCTAGTAAACCCACTCTTCAATACCCAATGATTAAATATCTCACACAATTTTAAATCGTCATTCTGTGCACAATTCTGTTTTGACCAATCAATTCTAAAAAAGAACCAGTTTGAACCGGGTTTAATAGATGTGAGATTTGATTGATTTTCTTTATACCAGTCATAAGTTGCCATGTTACTTTCTCCTTATTTTATGCTCTATCTTCAAGATCCCATGGGGATACAATTATTTCAAACATTATATCAATAACAGTAGTGAGTTCTAATGCTGCGGTATTGATAGTTAAGAGTAAATACCCATCCTCAGTAATAGCCAACGGATCATCATCATCTTTACCATCTGTTCTAATCCACGTATCTGCGCCACCTTCCAAAGCAATAGCCGCATCTAACTCATTTGCAGATGCTACTTCCAAATCTCCAGTTGCAGTTGCAACAGCAGCAGAACTGACTCTAGTAAAACCGTTCTTGATTATCCAATGATTCTTCACTTTCATTAATCTAAAAATATCATTCGCCGCACCAATTTCACCCCAATACTTTTCAAAAACCTTACCATCAAACCTAAGATGAAACCAGTTTGACCCCGGCTTTACATTCGGGTATGCTCCTTGATGCGCTTCAAAGTAATTATATGTTGCCATTCTTAATCTCCTTTAGTTTATTGACTCAGTAATAATCCTATAATCCAACATCCGGGATCAGCAGTATCATCTACTATATCTGCTTCAATTCCCCATGCAATAGGATTACCATCTGTTAGTGTACCAGCAGCAATAACACCCTTTTCGGTTTTCTGAAGAACATACGGTGTTTCATGCTCAAGATCTTCCACAAGAAGAGTATCGAGTACTGTAGCAGGGGCTGTTAAAACAGCAGACCCCATAATATCAGCATCATATGTTACTTTAAATGTATTACCCTGTGAAGTTGTTCCATCTATACCAGCCCATATAACCTGAACTTGCAAATCTTTATTCACATCTATACCACCATAACATTCAAATGGAATGTATCCACAGTAACATAATTCACTATCAGTACAACCATGACCAGCAGTTCCAGAACTGTTAATATCACCATACTGCCCTGTAGTTACAGCAAACTGAACTGCGGGTATGTAATATGGTTTCATTAATGCTAGATTTTTAGCTTCGGCAGCGACAGTACAATCCATATCATTACCAGAACTATCTTCCCAGCGAGATCCAGAGATTCCCAATGGTAGTAATTCAAACACACAACCTAACGAGGTAAGAACCAAGTTATCAAAATGACCAGACGAAACAGTACCCGCAGCGTATATTCCAAGCCACTCTGCACCAGCAAAGGTCTCATCAGCAGTAAACTCTATATGTTGTGTTGTTCCCTCAACAGCAGTTCCAAGAGTCTGCGTTGCAGTTCCTTTTACTTTCCATGTAAACCCAAGAAGTACCGCAGTATAGTCATATGTTAATTTGTATGCTTTATCTATTGTCATACCTGTTATTGATGAAAAAGGAATCTTACAATACTGACCAGCAGCAGTAGATACTAGAGACAAGTCTGTAGTCTCATCAAACGTAGTACCATAATCAACATTCGCCCATGCAGTACCACCACCAGTGAAGGTACCATCTTTTGCAGTTGTAAAATGTGTAGTGTTTGAAGCCCCAGTATATTTATGAGGAACTTTAGTTCCTTTTGTGAGGGTGAGTACATCCGCAGCAGAGAGAGTTTTATTCCAAAATCTAATAAGGTTTATTTCTCCCTTAAACTCATTGCCATCTGCACTGTCATTACCAATATGTAACGCACCAGCATTAGCTAATGTTGCTGTAGTTAGTTCAATTACAACAGTACTAGCAAGTACACCATTTACATAAGTATATGCTAATCCATTTATTCTGTCAAAAGAAACAATAACATGACACCATGTATCATTTGCTAATACAGCAGTGGCAACTATTTGAGATGAATCAGTTGAATTATCATCACATCTAATATAAACATCATCAGCATTTATATACAGACCCCACCCAACTCCACCAGCTTCCTTATTAATAAGATAGTCGGTAGTTCTAGTTACATCATGAGGTTTAAATCTAACTTCTAATGCGAAGTTCTGTGCAACAACAATGTCTAAGTTAGCATTATCTGCCAATACCGCATCACCATCCACACCATTAAACCAGAGGGACGGGCCAGCACATAATGCATCAATAGCACCCTGATCACCAGCAACATAACCATCTACCTTAATGGCTGTACCAGATTCAGAAGTTACTACCAACCCCGGATCAGTCGTATCTGCACTATCAATTGTCAGTCCCACACCATCCCCATCTTCAGGAGTGATGTCTAAACTATTTGCTCCTAAACCCATTAACTGATCTGTGACATCAACAGAATGATTATTATCTTTCTGTATGTGTAAGTTTCTCACTTTAAGTTTTCTCAATGTCTTTTCTCCTTCTATTGAACGTATTTAAACGCTATGTTAACTCATCTTCTTCTCCGATAACTTCATCGGAAAACTTTTTAAACATATTTAATTGTAAAGGGTTTCGTTCATTTGCACCTAATGCATGAACAAATTTTCCAACAGGGATCTTTTTTTCCTTTGCATATTTTTGTGCAACTTCTAGAAATCCCCTAGTTTGTTCTTCAGTAATACCAGCTAAAACTCCTGCTCGGGCAATAGCAAGATCAGCCTTTATATCATCCAAATCTCCCTCATGATATTTTACATAACCCGGAAATAATGATTCCCCATCATTCCAATCTTTATATGTGAAATCTCCATGAGAATGTGCCCATAATGCCCACGTAGTTCTTACGTGATTTTTAATCATTTCTGGTTGCAAAGCATTAACTTTTCCAGTATCAACATAACCAGATACTAATTCGTACATCTCTTCTTCTTGTGGTGTCATATGCCAAAACGGTGACGGCCCTTTAATCATTTCAAATTCAGTGCATCCTCGTTTCAAAAGAACATCCATACTCTTTCCATCAGTAACATGCTCATCAACTATCTGTCTAACTTGTTTATATCTCTCTCTACCTTCATCCAAACTATTAGAGTACCAATATGAACCGTAATGTTTAGGTGTGTAATCCCTCAATTCAATACCGCATTTACACGGCACTTTCATTTGTATTTGAATATCTTCTATTTCTAACAGTTGTTTAAACGTATTTGGTGTAGCAACTGTTTTCCAACATTCTTGGCATTTTGGAGGAATTATATTAAACATATCAAACACTACATGATGATCAAACAAACATTGCTTGTGATATGATCCCATTGCATGAATCCAAGGGGTCTCTGCACTCATTGCTCGGTCAGAAGAACGCCTCATAGAATGACTTTCAGGACACCAGAAATACCCCCTTGAAGTTAGAGGACTCAATATTCTATAAACATCAGTGTCAGTCCACTTTTTTAATTGTCCGTGGAGCGTAGAAGTATTATATATTTTGTTACTAGATTGTTGAAAGCTCATGCCTATTCCCCCTCTTCTTTTTTGATGAAACGTATTTTTTTCATCTCATCATCACACATGTATGATTTCTTGCTATAGATAAAACCAGTTTCAATAATATCAAAATGCTCTCTATTTTCTATTACTATTTTCTCACCGTTGAATATAACAATCCCGACTCCTTGCTGCTCAAACCAACGGAGTGAAACTATCTTATCTATATCTATATAATTATGTTTACTAAATTCTAATACCATTTGGTTTCCCCCATTATTTGTTGGGGAGAGGTATTCCCCTCCCCGTAAGTTAATTGTTATTCAGGAACATACTGACATTCAGCCTGAATTTCCCAAGTACCAGCAAGAGAAATTACCGCAGCAGTGGATGCAGCATAATACCCAGCAGCCTCAGCAGCGTCACTTGTCAATGATGTATTCCAAGGGCCGAGTTTCATATTAACAAATCCACCATAAGGGTAATAATCTCCCAATGGATCTTCAAGATCTGTTGAAGCCGGTTGTGTTAGTTTCAATGCTGATTGCATAGGTTCTAACGGATTAGCGATACTAGAATCTATCTTCTGGAACCTGTCCACAAACTGTAGATTAGTTTCAGAACTAGAATACACATCACCATCAGCAGTACCAGCTTCATCAGCCATATTCAGCATTGCCTGACCAAAAACAGAACCAGCAATTACACCAGCACCATCGTCAGCCTCACCGTTCACAGTTGTTGCAGTAACCAAATGAGAAGCAGCAACATACGATGCGTCAGAGGTAGGTTTCTTGTTTTTATCTGAACCAAAACACCATGCTGACAAATTCATATCACTAGCACCAATGCTAGCATTAGACGCTTTAGCTCCAACACAACTAAATGTCGGAGGTGTTTCATCTTTAACACCAAATACTTTAACACCTTTTACAAAAACTCTCTCTGGAACTTCGAGGATACGGAAGTTGTAAATTGCATCTCCGGTTAATTCCGCACTCGCTATAGTCCATATGCTCTTATTCGCAGCAGCAACTTCATCAAAATTAATTCTATTCCTTAATGTGAACCCACCCTGTCTAGGTGTAGAAGTAGGTGCAGCTCCGGGATTAACATCAGTATCAGTTAAATCTACATTTGCAGTAATAGAAGTAAATTTTGGGGTATCAGCAGCCATTATTAAATCTCCTTGAATTAGGGTTACGATCCCTTGTTAATTATGGTGGAGCAAAGTTTCTTACGATGAAAACTTTAACGCCCCACCACAATGTTGTGTTCAATCCCCCTAACTTACCTACTATGTATGAGCTACGGAATAACTCTGGATTGTAATAAGACCATAATCTTTCGAGTTCTGAACAGTCTTATTTATACCAAAAATACAACCCACTGCGATACCCTTCTCATTACCATAATCATCAATCTCCTCATACCAAGACATCATATTGTCTTTACCCACTCTGCTCTTCTCGATAGAATCATACGCATTACCAAGAGCAAACACACCAGCCTGTGCTCCAAGGAACAAGTTGTTTCTAACATTAGCCGCAGGAGTGTGGATACGAGTACTGTCATAAATTATCATGCCATTATAAACGCCTAACGCACCAGTGAAAATAGGATTCTTCTCACCACGTTTATTAGCATACATCTGAATAGTCGGCCAATCGCCAATCCGTATACGCACTATTAGCAGTATCCAATCTCAAGTCAGTCACTGAGTAAGGATGGAGAACTATAACATAATACTCTTTACCATCAACCGATGTAGGTCGAATAGGCGGAGTAAGAGTTACGGCCTTTTCCTTACAGTAATCCAAATCAGCCAACGAAATCTGATCATCATTAGATACAGTTGCCTGACTCGATGCATCACCTGACCAAATAGTATTAGCTGCGGTAGGTGCTGTTGCTGTCTGCCCATGCGTCAATGTAGTATCACCACACAATGCCCTGAACATATAGTCATCCATCTTATCGGAAAACCAATCCCCAAGATTTAACTTGGCATCAGAACGCATGTCATGCAGAGTTCTCTGCTGACTCATACGCCTAAAGGAGTGGGCATTTCTCAACTGGTCAATCTTGACGGTATCTTGGTAGTATACGAGTGCTTCTTCGTTATCTCGCATTCTATTATCACCAGTAATACCAGCACTAGTCATCTGCATTAAGAGATCATATTTGATCTCGTCTCCAGCACCCTTCTCTAGTTCAGTAAGACGCTGAATTATAGAAGTCTTAGAAGTACCAACAAACTTAGAAAACAGGGTTCCTTTAAGAGCTTCTCTGAGTGTTAATGCACTCCACAATTTTATAGTTTGAACATCGTTTGTCCCAAAAGCTGTAACAGCCATGATCGTTCTCCTTTATTAAAATTCTACACCACCCGATACTTCTTCATTCAACATAGCTTTTTCGAGGGCGTCCGCTTGTGCATCCGATAATCCCATAATATCAGTAGTAGATAACTGCCCTACCTTTTCGACAATAGATAGTTCAGCGCCCTTTGCATTTGTTGAATCTCCCAAGCCAGATGGCTTATTGATTATTTGTTTAAATTTGCTGCTATCCTTTTTATTGGGTTTAGGATTTAATTCTTCTAATGTATCAGCAGCTTTCTCTAGCATACCTTTAAAAAGTCTTTTAGAATCTCCAGCAGTGATTGTCTCAACGAGCGCAAGTCCCGGAAACTTCTTTGTGAATTCTGCTTCGAGTTCTGGTGTTATAACATTGTCTAAAACCTGACCAGATGTTAACACGCCACTCAAATCATTTTCCCTCTGAAAGTCTATGGCTTGATCGTTAACCCATTGTCTTGCTGGTTTATACTTATTATATACTTTAGTATACCGTTCATCTTCTCCGACTATGGCCTCGATACTCTCCTGTGCCTTTCTCTGTCCTTCCGATGCACCAACTGTTGATTGTAATGCAGCTTCCAGTTGCTCTATTTTAGTTTGTAATGGAGCAAGCAAAGACTCCACCTTATCATCAACTAAATTACTTTTTACAAAAGCACTGTCCCCATCTTCTGCAAATTCTACAGGTAAATCATCCCTTTTTGTATCGACATTTTCGGCAGCTTGTCGTTGCTGAAGGATGGTATTAACTGTGGTGGATAAATTATCAAAATCCTTTTTCATATCTTGACGTTTATACCGTTCTGATTTGGCAGCTTTGAGTAACCCCTGCCTCTCTTTATCCCAATCTGCTTTCAAATCATTAATATCTACAGTATCTTCTTTCTTTTCTTTTGGCTCTTCTTTTTCCTTCTCTTCGTCTTTTGGTTCTTCTAAATCTTTAAATAATTCGTCTACCGGATCTGTTATTTCGTCTGACATTGTTATTCTCCTTTACCTTACGGTGTAATCCCGATGCTAACTAATGTTAGCTCCCCTGTCTGTCCCCCTTTGAAAGAGAGGGATGCCTGAGCACCCCATCTCCTAATGCTCTCATGAGGGGGGAAGTCCCATAAGAGCAAACCATTATCCCTTGAACTTTATCTTACGGTATCCCGGAAGATGACTCTCCTCTTCCTCAAACCGATCTACATCTCCCCATTTAATATCATCAAACTTTTCACGGAATGTCTTTAACATTTCTTTATTACCTAACTGATGTCCGAAGATCTTCCATGACCTTCTGTATTTTCCATTTGGTGGTGTGAGAGCACTCATATTCTATTCCCCCTTGTCTTACCCTTCATAAATAATTATCGTCCAAATTAGACCCATCTGGTTTAGAATCTAGCTATATTTTAACATATGTTGCATCTTACTCATAATGCTTTATGTGTCTTTGTACAACCTGCTCTTTCTTAGCGGTGGGCCACCCTCCATTTTTCTTTATATATTCATCATACTCTATGTCTAACTTCTTGGCTCGTTTTGTTCTGTCTATTCTGATCTTAGCAGCTCTCTCTAATCTATCTCTATTCTTTATGGCATAGAAATTATTTTCCATCTTTCGCTCCCCCTTCTTTCTTCTGCTGACTCTGTACCATATTTCCTACCATGGTAGTAACAAAATCACTCAACATCTTTTTGTTTTCTAAACTCAACTTAGCAAAATCTGTTACCTGTTTCTTATCATCTTTGTTTGCCATCTGTTGAATCTTCAACATATCAGTAATGAACTTGATGGTATTCTTATTCTCATCAGCAGCAATCTTCCTATCTTCAAAACTATTATCTGTCATTATTTCTTTCTCTTGTGCTTCCTGTTCTCCTTGCTGTTGTGATTGAATATACTGAATCCATCTCTGCTTATCAGATTCTGGGAGTTCCATCTTTTCGATAATAACAATCGGATCAACAGGAAACTTCTTCTCCATCATTTCTAACAAAGCAGTCAATTCAAACATGCGCTGTGTGGTACTAGTCGCCGCCGCATCCGCATTGATATTGTATTCTAAATTACGAATATCCCTAATGTTTGCTTGTAGTTTTGCTTGCTTATCAAAAATAATTCCCTGTTTCTTATCAATCTGATACCGATCATTCTGTCCTAATATTCTCATTATCTGTTCATCAGGCATGTACTTCATAACAATAGCCAACATCCTCTTGAAGATGGATTTTTTCATATTGTCATAGTTATTAAATAGAGGTTTCAAAAGTGTCAGTCCCTGTTGCTGACGTAATCTAACAACAACTCCGGGTTCCTGTCTGCCCCTATCCTGCCCTAATAGATCGGGATTTATACCAGTAATCTTTTTTAAAATATCCTGAGAGAATTGTTCCATCTGCATAACAGCATTCGGAAACTGTGGTACATCTCTCTCTTTAAATTTATTACCAGATAACGCACCGGGCGTAACATACGTAACAGATCCAGTTTCTTTCATAGATGCTTCAGCTTGTTTGTCATCTACAAATGCATCAGTCTCTGCGTACACACCAGCCTGTACCTGATTATTTAATATGTTTAATACTTGTGACCAACGCTTGTCCACTTCTTTCTGTGGGTCTTTCATCAACCGTACTACACCAAAATGGTTATTAGTTCTACCACTCGGGTCTCTATAAGCTATCATATTACAAATAGAAAATCCCGGATAGGGTAAGGGAGAATCATCATCATAAAGAATATCCTCTCCAACGAACTGTAACCATTTAACTTTCTTGTCCATTAATGTTTCATATACGAACTCTTCCTCAAATGTAGATTCATAATCAACTTTGATTTGTTTCAGTTTCTTTCCATCAAACTCCTCAAATGAATCTGTTTCTGGATTGTACCCGAAGAATCGTTTGTAATTTTCCCAATACTCCATATGAACTATACGAATCATGTTCTTAATTTTATCGTAGTAATTCACATCTAATGGCACATCGTAATCAGATGTATCAGTAGAAACTGCGGCTTCAATACCATCCAATGAATTGTTCCCTGCTAGAGACAACCCATCCGGCATCCCTGCCAAACCATTCTCTACAATAGCATCTATTTTCATATTGGAAACTTTAGGGTATCTTATTTTAAAATCTTCTTTAGATAACCACTTATCCCAACAAATATAGGATGCATCGGAGAGACCCACTCGCCTACAGGCGGGATCAAAATGAATTTCATGCACTGGCACATCTACCAATGAGAGTTTAATATCCCCGAACCTTTTAGGATCTGGCACAAAATCCACAGCCACATACCCTCTACCGCATATTGCTGCGGCTTCTAAGGCAGCTACCTGTTCAATACTAAAACTATTGGAATCATATACCCACTCCATTATATCATTTAACACTTCGGATAAAAATCCATCTGTTTTTTCTACGGGACTACAACGGTAATTTTTGCTACTCTCTTCACTCATCCCAATTAACAAATCAATACTAGACTTAATTAGATTGAAAGTTAAAGCCGGACGATTTTGAGCCGCAAGAACTTCTTTCTCTTCTTTAGTCCACTGTTCCCCGTTTCTAAAATTAAAATCTTCTAAGGCTTCAATCTGCCATTCCGCATCTGCACTAACAGCATCTGCAAATAGTTCTTTAGCCTTTTCTAATTTTTTTAGTTTTGTTATCCTACCAAACATTGTTTATCCTTTATTTTTCAACCCACACTGTAGCTTCTTTTTTCTCTTCTTTAGTTAAATTACCACTAGCTATGTATCTACCCCTGTGCCCACAAAAATCACACACTGGAAAATATCTCGTTCCCTTCTTTGTTATGTGTGAATGCAATGTAACATCATCATGTTCACATTCTGCCTTTGCAATAAACTCAGCCTCTTTAGCTCTCAAATCCTGTTCCCGAGTTACGGGTATATCTTTTGGTTCTTCCTCAACCAGAGGTACAACCTCCGCTACAATTGTTGGAACTTCTCTCTTAACCTCAATATAATCTTCAGCTTTAATAGCAATTACCTTATCCATAAAAACTTGTGTTCCATTATCAAATTTAAAGTATGGATGGTTCTTCCCTGTTGTTCCACGTTTCTTTATAAATCTAAGTTTCTCGTCCTCTGTCATTGGAAATGTTACATTGTTGTCACAAATTAAAATAAAATCACTCATACTGTTCTCCTTTGCATTGCCTTTCGTAGCAATCACGATGTCGAAAAATTCGACTCCCCTGTTATTAAGCGGTCATGAAAGACCGTCCCCTGCGAGTATTAAAGAACCTGCTAATAATACTCTTATCACTCACAATACCACACCTGTCTGATGCTAACAAACAATAATTGAGAGCGTGTCTATAATGATCCGGGCCTGTATTCCTATATCTATATACCTGCTGACCCGTATCCCCTCTCTCTTCTAATGTCTTGGTCATGTTGCAAACTTCTTTAACAAACTCGTCCATTTCCACATTCGGTCTCGGGAGAATTAGTTTGCTATATCCCATTACTAAATCATGTGTGGCATCACAAATCTCTGTACGATTACATTTAATTATACGATCTTTATCGTTCCACTGTATCATATCTGTTTTAGTTTCAATATATTCACAACCAAATATCATAACTGGTTCTGTTCGTTGAAACTCTCTGACCTTTCTAATCTCTGGTCTGAGGTCAATAACTGTGGATCGTACATTAAATCTTTTTATTAAATCGTGCAAATCATTGAAGCTATCAACCCTGCACGTTTTTACTACCCGTAATGTTTCTCTCGTTTTTCTCTCTGCTATAACGACATGTAAGACCCTGCCAACATCAACTCCCATACATGTCGGCCCATCATGACTAGCCAACATCGGATCAGAACCACAACAAGCATATACATCACTAGGATCTAATCTGTTTTCTGCGGGTACGTATGCCTTACCTAGTTTTGAATTCATCACTTCACTCAGATCACCATTCGGTGGATCTTCATATAAATCCAAAATCTTTCTCGGTGGAATATAGATAGAATTTAATTGGCTAATATACCACCCAACTAATTCTTTACTCCTGTCTGGATAACTCGCTATCCATCTACCATCTGCAGGATATATTTCGTGTCCACAATGAATACAAATTCTCGTGACATTCCCTTCCAAATCTCTCCGAAGACAGTTTGGAAACTCCATTTCTAAACACGTTTCTTTTCCACAAGCTGAACACTCAATCATCCACAATCTCTGATCAGACTTCTGAAATATTCTATCAATCCCGTAATCAGGTATCGTCGGTGTTCCTAAATATTCTAATTCTCCGGGGCCAAATTCGTCCCTTATAGCTGAATGAGATACACGCTCTTCTGCGAGTGTGACCATTGCCCTACTCATCTCATCCATCTCATCAAACACAACTCTATCTACTGGTACAGACTTCAACTGACTCGAACTCTTCTTCATTGATATTGTTTTAGTTGATCTGGCACCACGAAGATATAAATGCCCATCGTGTATTTTTTTTACATTCTTTCTATCTGTGCCTTGAACAAACTTACCAATGAATCCATTTGATTCTATCAGTGGATCAAATCTTGTCTGACTAAAATCACCAACATCATCTCGAGTTGGAAACAAATAGAGAGCACCCTGTTTGTATTTACCATGAATCATACCATGGAGTGTCTTCAATACTAGGCACTCCGAGATTCCCATCTGTGCGCCTTTAATAAAACATTGGCGTGGTAATTTTTCTTGTAGCATTCCAACTTGGTACTCATGCCCTACTAATTTCCATGGCCCGGCACCTAGTTTTAATTCGTTATTAACTATCCAACTGAAGCAATCAAAACTATCTACTAGTTGAATTATATCACTACTCTTAATATCCCCCATACTACCCTCTCTACACTTCGTTTTTTATTACATCACTTGCAAAATGGAGCAATGTTTTCGGATCTATACCCATTACATCAGCAGTTCTTAAAACTTCGTCTGTTGCTTGTGCACATGGATACAATTTTAATGTTATTTCATCAGCTTCATTAACAGAAATTAGAACAACAAAATCACATATACCATCCAGTTTGTCGCCCACTTCAACCGTATCAATCCACTGAAACCATTGATAGTAATTTGGATGTTTTGATTCTGCTAGTGGTTTAACTACATATCCATTAATTATTCCGCTACTCCCCAATCTAAAAATATTCTTTTTGTTTGCTAAATCGGGATAGGTATCAGCAAAGCATTTATAACTGTTGTCATTTGCATTACCCCGATCTATCCATAAAAATAACCCCAACGAAAACACACTAACAAAAAACAAAATTGTTATTAATCTTAAATGTACCATAATATCTAATCCCCTCCTCTAGCGTGCCTCCATAGTTGTTCTAACCAACTACTGTCGTCATCTTTAGATTCTGGTTTTGCAACATCTTCCCATGGAGCATCTGCGGCTTCATCACTCTTTATTTCCTGAGATGTTTTACTATGTGTTTTACCTGCGTCTTCCAGAGCTTTTAGTCTTTCTTGTCCACGGGAATAAATATCAGTTCGTTTTTTCTTTTTTTCTGCCATTACTAATTACTCCTTTAATGCTCGGACTGTCTCAGATGTACGATGTATTAATAGATTAGTTTCGTGATCACCTAAATCACGATCAACACTATTTGTATATGAGTATGCTCCCATCGTTAAGAACATGAAGAGGATTGATAATCCACCTGTTACCCACATCCACATTCCTCTACGTACATTCTGATCATCTTTTGAAATGTGATCACGGAGTTCTGCATCCATCGTTTTTTGATTAAGGCATATATGTTTAACATTTGTCGAGACTTCGATGAGCATGTCTCTCTCTTTTTCGCCGAAGTCGCCCATTTATATGGTATCCTTATCAGCATGAAGATAGAAATCCATATACAGGTTTCCAGTTACAGCGTTATTAGAATATGCTCGTACCTGATAAATCGTTGCAGGTGCTAGAACCCACTCGTTAATTTCTCTTGCTGTCCCGCCTTCTGCGAAAGGGCCACTACCAGATCCATAGTTCTTTGACATTAATACTTTACCACCAGTACCAACCTCGGAGTCTTTTAAAAAAGTCATACCATGATTAGCAGTTAAATCACCAGCTCCTCGTCTACGATTACATTCAGTTACTATCGCTGCTCCATTTGCTCCTCCTGCGGATTGCCCTTCTCTCAAATCAAATAACCAAGCTGCGGCAACATATCCACCGAAAATTGCGTGGACTAACCCAGCACTCGCTGCGGGAGTTGTGAACTGTATATTTAAAGCGTCTTCAACTTGACCACTCATATCTGCGGAAGTGTCATATATATGCCATGATTTACCACTGTGTATTTCATGATGTGCATAATCTATAGTAGCTAATGCATTTGTTACTCTGTCCATGGATGCCTTGAGCCATCTCGATCTATTGCTGTTCCATAATTTCATGAGGTAGTTCCTCCTCTTAATCTGTTGTGGGGAGTTTCTAGGCTGCTATCACCTAGCCATTGTTATCTCCCAATTAATATTTAAAGTTGGCTGTCAGTCTCGCACTGACTCAGAGATCATTTCGGGCATACCTCTATCCACTCTTTTTAATTTGGGTGGAGCCATCGGGAAGAATCGAACTCCCAACATTCTGCTTACAAGACAGACACTCTACCAGTTGAGTTACGACGGCTCATTTTTTTCCTGATCTTCAATCCATTTGATCATAGCTTGGAGTTCACATTTAATACGGTGGGTGGGTTGTTTATACCCAAAACTAACAGCATTCCGTTTACCATTTGACAATTTCACAACTAATCCTGTTTCATTATGATCATCATCTGTAAAAATGTTTTCTATTTTCATAGTTAATAACTCCAATTTATTTCTACACAGCCTTTAAATATTCTCCCTTGGCGAGAGCTAGGCTCTCCTTCCGGGAAGCTGCCAGCCGTTTCGCTGTCGCACTCCCTATTGCTTCTTCTATCTGAGCTATCGTTTCTTTGTCTAATCTGTTCTTATGGATCACAACTGCTGTATCTGTTACCTGACCCAATTCAACTTTTTCTTTTTCATAAAACATCTTGAACAAATTGCCTAATTGCTGTAAACTAGATTGTTTTAGTTTCTGAGGCGTTATGTAGGTTAGGATCATCTTCTGCAAGTCTGCAAACAACTCTGCCCTCGCTTCTCTGTAGTTCTCTACATTCCTCTTAGCTACTATTTCTTCTGGTATCTTCGGTATCATAGCTGTAACCGCACCTCGAGATACCCCTAATTGCGCTGCCATCTCACTATGGGTGTACTTTCTGCCCTCGGGAGTTCTGGCGCACATCATCTTGATCAGCTCGTCTTTGTCTATTTTACCGTTCTTGCCTCTTATATTTAGTTTACTCACGTTACAAACCTTATTTAATTTTAAAACCATTTACCACAAATCGGGCGAACTCTTTTGCGTATTCCCAATCGTCTCCATTTAACCAGTACTTGATTGCTAGATAATATATGCTAATCGTCTTCATATTAAATGTCCCCTGAATATACTAGAAAAACATCCCTCTATATATATAGATCCTAGCAGGTCGCTTTCGTTCAAAAACTATTTTTACCCCCCTATTATATCAGGTAGTTACATATAGAGTATTTTTAAAAAAAATATAAAATATCCTCGGGTGGTTATCCTTCCCGGCGAGTGTACCCGTCAACCAATGGCATGGCCTTCCCATATACGTTCAAATAAAAGGATGCTTTTTTCTATGACTCGGTTACTAACAATTAGAAGCTAAGTTTTATTTTTCTGTTCTTTTCTTTTCCTCTTGCTTTCTGCAAGTGGTTCACTACTATCCTTTTTCAAATCTCATTCTGTTAGACTGCACGCAGTACACTTCACTATATCTATTCTATATGTATATCATATCTATTACACCATATATATATATTATATCTATATCTAATATAGATATATAATAGGTAGGTTTTATATTTATATTATCTATATTTATATAGATATTATATTTATATTCTTATTCTATTTATATTGTTATTCTATATTATATATATATCTATTATATATATAGGTAAATGTTAGCTGTGGCTACATTTCAGTAGTACGGTTACTAATGATTAGCAAGGTGGCAATTATGCCTCACATTTAACAGGAGATTATAACCATGAGTAAAACTATTGTTCATCAGTTTAAAGACGAAAATGATCTATCTGACAAAACCGGCCTGCCTAAAGTCAAATACTTCACAAAGGAAAAGGGCGAAGGTGACCAAGTAACATCAGTTATGTCGATAGGTGATGGAGAGAACAGAACATCCTTCGCCAAGATTGATCTTACTGATACCGAAGTGGCTGAAATCAAATCCGGTAATTTTGGCAGGGTAATTTGCAAGCGTACAACTAAGGCCATATTGGCAATACGTTCAATGTGCAATACTGCAAATAAGGCCATGTATAACTGGACGGAAGATGAGGCGGTCAAGATCATGGAAACATTGCAGACTGAGATGGCTATACTCGAGAGTAAATTGTATCAAGTACCAACGGAAAAAGATGAGAAAAAGGCGTATTCATTTAGTCTGTAAACATATCGGGCAGGGTAAAACCTGCCCTTTACATCTTATCTTTTTTATAGTTTTATCTCATACGAGATAGCAATATAAAACAGATAGCATATAATAAAAGGATGGAATAACATGCCGAAAAAAATACACTGCCCACATTGTTTTGAAACATTTACACCTAAATCTATAAGGTCTAAATTTGTAAAGAATAAAACTTTGTGTACTACTTGTAAAAAGTGGATTGATACAGCAGATATGGTATCAAATATTATTGATAGACCGATAAGAACCACGCCCGATAGGTATAAGGAAGTCAAAGTTTATAATACTGATAGCCCGAAGTTTATTCCAAATAGTATTTTATCAGAACATCATAAACAAGATATTGTACACTATTGCAAGCCTGATTATTATAAATATGAGATGTTTAAAGCAAGTGGTAATAATGTATGATAACCATTAACAAGAGGAGATTATTAACAATGACAAGAGAAAAGAAAATGTTTTGGCAATTACAGTTTAATAGGGCTTATTTAGAATTAAAAAAATGTACGCCTGATTTTAAACCACATTTTAAAGCGTTAATGGTGCGGGCTATTCAATGTAAAATAGCAACAGAAAAGAGGGGATTTTAATTATGGAGAAATTATATTTTATAGTAGGTTATTTCAGCATTGTATTATCCTTAGCCATCTGTTGTGCAATGGCTTTCATAAATAATATACCAGTTCATTAAAGGAGATTTTAATTATGTTTACATCTTATTATGATAATCATGTACCAGTTAATTTGACTAAAGAATTTTGGATAATGGTATTCTGCTTTTGTGCTTATGACTTTATGTTGATGTTTAATATCTTTTGTTGAGGAGAAAAATATTATGGTGCGTTAATATGATAAAGATATAATACGAGTATGACAAACCTATTAAAATATCATTCTTATGATATTAGACCAGAGTAAAGTCTAAAAACTTTCCCTGCCCTAACTCAACACACAGGGTAAACAATATGTGTTACTGTTCACCTGAGCAAGTGAAAGAAAACTGCTCTTTTTTCTTTTTTATAATTTTATTTTGAATAAAATAATAGTATAAAACAGAAAAGGAAATAATAACATGAAAAAAATAATTAAGTGGGCGTTGACAAGACAACCGATTGACTATTTTATGATGGTTTTATTAATTGTAGGTATTATATTGAGTAATACAAGGTAATTAAATATGGTAATAGATAGAAATAGAATATTATTTGTATGTACTGAGAAAGTAAAAGAACTGTGCAATGGTTGTATATACCGCTATCCACAACTAATAGCTCACACAGCATGTACTTTTTTTGAACTCGATATAGACAAATGTGTTAATAATAATATGTCGTATAAAGCTGATTTTGGTATGGCAGGAAAAGAAAGAAAAGATAGATGCCATCCAAACATTAAATTTTTAAAGTTATAAAGGGGGAATTATGTTAAGTTTTATATTGTCATTTTTTTGGAATGGGATTTTAGTATTGGCTATCGTATTTTTATTTGCTTTGAGTATGACATCATTATTAAATCCAACAGCGAGTTTGCAGGATATATTTAATCATTGGAAAAAGACATTTAAAGGAGAAATATAATATCATGTCAGTACATAAAATAGATGGCAGAAAATGTAAAGAGGTAATAGATAACATGATGAAATCAGTTAAACCATGTGATCAGAATTATAATTCATGGCAGGATAAAGTTATGGTTAGAGTTAATGCTATAACTAAAAGGAGAAAGAAAATATTATGATAAACATGACGAAAAGATTATTTAAAAAATATGTTAAAAATATTGACAAGGTGATTGAAGATGATTATCATTATATCTGTTGTAGATTTAGAGAGATAACTGAAATACGCCATGCCGTAGTTAGT